TCGAAAGACTCAACAAGCAAAGGCTCTCGCAAAAGCACCTCTGCTTTTTTTGCACGCTCCATGTCGTGCCGCAGTTTGTCCTCACGCATTACAGAAGTTTCGTAAAGCCTGTTAAGTCCATAGGCTTGTTGTAAAAGCCTGGACGATAAGCATAGGACTGCGTAAAGCGGCGGTTTGCTGCGTCAAAGTCAAAGCCAGCCGGTGTGTTGGCTGGCGCTGTATCAAGCGATGTCTGCCGGTAATACATATCTGATGACGGGGCGGCTGTAGTGGTGTCGCCAGCACTCTCGCTGCGTGTTTTCATGCGGCACGCTTGCAAGTCATCATCAAAAATATAGCCATCTGGACACTGGCTTTGGCCCGTCATTGGGTTAGTTTGTGGCGGGACTACATCAGCGCCGCCCTCATTCTCTGTGCCATTAAGGGCCGTGAATGGGTCAGCACCAAAGCCAGAATATACCTGTGTTTGACCTAAAAATGGCAGTTCTGGCCCAAAGTCAGAATACCCGCGTACCATGCCATCAGGGTCATTACCGAATGTGTAAATGCCGGTAAGATTGGTTGTCGGTATGCCAGATGGTTGTTGTGTCTGGTTGGCCAATATGTTTTTTGCCACAAAGTCATCGCGTGACTCTAAGTCGGCTTGCTGCGCCCTTGTAAGGCCACCAAACGGACGTATGCGGCCATCAGGGCCAGACTGATCGTCCAAGTCATAGTTTTCCAAAATCATTGCAGTCTGACCCGTGCCTGCATACGGGTCATATTCATCTTCCATGCCGGTAGCACCAAGCAGGCCGGTGTTAGCGTCTACGCCAATGTCGTCAATAATCTCGCCAGTAATCGTGTTAAATGTTGTGCCAGCCATGTCTGTTACGCGCTCTGGCGGGAGAACAGGGCCGGTTGCTGTAAATGTGTTCGGTGATTGCAATTCTGCAAAGTTGGCAACAGAGGGGCGTAACTGTGCGTCAAGCGCCGCCTCTAACTCGGCAATGCTTGGCGTGGTACTCAAGCCAAAGTTTTGCCCATCGGGGTATGTTGGCGCGGCTGTTATTGGCGTGGGTTGGTTGCCGCTACCTTGGTTGCCGCTACCTTGG